TTATTGATTTTCTTTTTCTAGTTGTTTTTGGTAGTTGTATAGTTTTTCGATCGTTCTGAGTCTGGCATCATCTAAATTAGTTTTTTCATTTCTTAAATCTTGCACAGTTTGATATGGCAAACCAGTCGCTTTTGATATTTGACTGCCATTTTGTACTTTGAATAACTTTTTTATATCTTGCTTCACGTTTTCAAAATTCAAGTTAATCACCTTTTTTGTATAGTTTAAGAATGACCAAAGTTGTTGCTAAAGTTAATGCTGTGCTTGTGAATGAATTTCCAATAAACAAATTAATCCATAGTAGTATTATTAAAATTATAGAAGTTGTTTTCATAGTTTTTAAATGCTAGAATTTAATTAGAAAGGTTGCCCCTTTTGGGGCGTAACCTTATTTCTTATTATCGTCTTTCAGTGCTTTGATGACCGCTATTGTCGATGCTACTGTAAAGACGATATTTGCTATTCTTTCGAAAGTTTCTAGCATTCTTTTTTCCTCCCTTCAACTTTCTATATATATTATATCACGATTAATCGTGATTAACAACCCTTTTCCTCATCTTTTTTTAATTTTTCTCATAAAAAACCACACCGTGAGGGTGTGGTTAAAAGAACAAGTTTATTACAATACTAATCAAACTTATAATTGCTGGAATCGATACACCAATCCAAAAGCGTTTTGATGTGACTTTTTCTAAGTTTATTTCTTCTTTCAAACTTTTTACGGCGTTATCAATTTTCAACTCTACATTATCGAATCTTGTGTCCATGTGCTTTTGATGCTGTTCAAATTCAGGGCGTGTAATATAATCTAATGACATTGTATCCACCTCCGAAATAAGAGTATTCCCAACACTTCTGATATTATAAGAATTGTAATATCTCGGTAAAGAGTTTATCTCTTTTTTATCTGTAAATTTGGGGTGATTATTGATTGGATAGGTATTAATTCGACTCATCTTTAATCACTTCGTCAAATTCGTTTTGAAGAGTATCAATATCTTTTATCGGTCCGTGAATCTCCTCATATTGATTGATTGCTTCATCAAGTGCATTCCTTAACTGTTTTGCCAAACTAGGATTCATCATTATATTCCTATTTTCAACAAAACCGTTAGGCGTGTGCTGTGTGAAGTTAATCATAAAATCTGTGATACTTGTTCTCATTTCCAAAGAATTGGTGTAAAAAATATACGGATCTATTTCTGTAGCTTGACTTAGATTTCTATCATATTCTATGCCTTTGTATGATATACCCATTCTAAATCCTCCTTTCACTACTTATTTTACAAATATATTAATAAGATTTAAAGTCCAAACATAAATACGAACACAAAAACCACCACCCTCAACTAGTATAGGTGGCGGTAAATAAAGCCGGATTGGTTACCGGTAATCTATATGTATATTATAACATAAAAAAAGAGGGTAGCCGTATAAGCTACCCTCTAATCATGTCGTGGATATACATAGTATATCATACTTTATTTTATTTCGCCCCACAACTTACCAACTTTACCAGTTTTAGCGTCCCAAGTACGTACTGGCATATATACGGTTTCTCCCTCAAATGTTTCCCAAGAAACCCATACGTGACCATCAAATTTTTGAACTTCATCATATTTAATCGTTTGACCTTTTTGTAATACGCCTGCTTGTGGATGACCAGTCCAAGGTCCTTTGTAACGAGTAATAATCCCCTCGCTTGCTGTCACAGTAAATGAAGCGTGTTCAGCTTTGTACCAAATACCGTCTTTATTTTGTTTCCAATCTGTCGCTTTAACAACTTGCTTAGCTTCTTGCTTTTTAACTTCTTGCTTAACGTCAGATTGTTTGATAGTTGCTTCTTTGCTTACTTCTAGCTTTCCACCGTCATAATAATGTTTGATGCGTTTGATGAAGTAGTCTTTCATTCTATTAATATTTGCAGTTGTGTAAGGTGCTCCTTTACCAACATGCAACTCCCATGAACGATGTGGACAAGAAGTACCAAAGAATTCGTTATGCAGACGTACAGTGTTGCGATTAACTGGTAATCCGTACGACTTCATCACGTCCGCAGCTACTTTTAATGTCGCTTCTTCATTTTCTAAGAATAATGCGTCTGAGATTCGTCCTGGATAACTTTCACACACTTCAAATCCGATTAAGTTAGCATTTGCCCATTGATTACCACAATGCCACTCTACGTAGTCTGTCGGATGATACCAAAGCACTTCGTTTCTATTTGCATAAACACTAGCCCAACCGTTAACGTGTGTACCGTTATTCTCACGTGCATATAACCATGGTAAGTATTGACTAGGTGTCATACTACCATAATCATTGTGGATGACCACACCTTGAATACTAGGTTTTGGTGCTGTAATCTTGTTACCTTTAATATGGTTTGAATAGATATGTTTCAACTCTTTCACGCTCCCATTTTTAGATTTATCTTGCTTTTTATTTAAGTTAGTAATGTCGTACTTCTCCATAGCTAAACCACTACATACTTGTGATTTTTCGTCTTTCAGTGCGTCTTTAGGTCGTAATTGAATATGCAAATGTGCGGACATAGGATTGTCGTAATAGTTGCTATTACCTTGTGAACCGACAATGTCACCTTGATTGACTTTGTCGCCTACAACAAATCGCATTGAGCCACGTTGTAGATGCCCATAGATCCATTCATTGCCGTTGTCATCTTTAATAACGAATGTACCACCAAAATTACCGTAATCGTTTGCTTCAATAACTGTTCCGCTAGTAACGGCAGGCACGTCGTTAGTTTCGTTACTGTAAACATCAAAAGCTCTATGATAGCCACCACAAAACTCATCATAATTAATGCTGTTTTCATGGTAATTTCTGTATCCATAGTTTTTAGGGTAACCATCGTAAGTGCGAGGGTCAGATGATATTTTCCAACCTTTTTTCGTAAGATAGTCAATAGCAGTTAGCATATTATTTCAGCCCTTTCTCTTTAAGGTATTCCTCTTGCTCACGTGCTGACTTTTTAACGATAAATGTATTCTTCCACACGCCATACGCCACTAATGTTAATGGTACGCCTGTATTTAACACGTTAATCCAAGCGTCAACTGCTTGTGGGTTAATCCATTCCGCACTAATTCCGCTAGCTTGTAACGCTAGATATAAAGCACCTACAAAGCCACCGATTAAAGCGATAAATTGTTTGATTTTATCTTCCATATTTAATTCCTCCTTAAAATAAAAAGTCGACACATCAGTGCCGACCTTAAAAAAAGTAATGCGCTAACCCTAGCGCTGCCATGATAACGCCGAAAATGCCAGTAATAATCGTCGTTGTAATTTGTACATTTCCTTTTTGTTTTTCTGAGATGTCGTTAGAAATGTCTTCTAGTTTTTCGTCATGTGTTTGTACTTTAAATCTAATCTCTGTAAAGTCATTACCAAATTTAAGCATTGTTTCGTTTAATGTTTCAAGATGTTTTTCTGAACGCTCTTGAGACTCAAAGGCACGCTCTTGTAGTAAAACTTGTCTATCAACTGTCTTTTCTAATTTGTTCAGTGCTTCTGTGTGTTTACGATCATTCTCGTTAATTTTCTCATATATCTTACCTCTTGAATTTTCCCATTCGTGCCTTAAAACGAATTTATTGTCGTCGTTCATAAATCGCCGCACCTCCGAGGAAACCAATCGCACCACACACAACAGTTAATACAGCAAATTGTGCCCATGTCAGCCAATTAATCGCATTGAATATACTTGCACTCGTCATCAAAAAATAGATAATAGCGCTTGATAATCCGCCCACTAAAAGCAACCAATTACATATGTTATTGTAAGGTTGTCGTGGCAGAAAAAAAGCCGATGACATCAAAATTATAGACGCAATCATCAATAAATAACCCCACGCCCAGATAGGCATAAATTCATGTAATCTCAGATAAAATTCAGAATCTTTAATGACTTTGTTTTGTTCATAAGACCAAAAAAGCGCTCTTACAAAAGTAAAAGCACTTAATCCAAAAATTAAAACAAATGCAATCGTTTCACTAAAAGTTTGCTTTTTCAAATAACTGTACCTCCTCTGTCTCTATTTGTTTAGAGGTCTATTCTGTCTCTTCTCTCATTGACGGCTCCTCTGCTGTTTCTTCGTACACTGTGCCGTCTTGATTGTACTTTGTACGCGTCACCTCTTGTTTTACATAGTATGTCTTTGTGCCGTTGTTAAAAATTCCTGCGAGCATGTTTTGGATTTTGCACGCTTGTTTCACCTTTTCTTCTTCGTTAAATTTAAAAGCTGTGTTAGGTGTTGCACCTCTCATAAAACTGTTTGAATAGTTTTGTGTCAAAGGACTTTCTTCTCCTTGTTTATTAACTTCAACTAAGTAATATTCAGTGATTTGATTCATGATAATTCCTCCTAAATTTTTTAATATATTAAAAATAGCCTTACTCTTGTTGAGCAGGCTCATTTTTAACGTGTTTTAATTGTTCGATATATGCTTTAAGTATTCTATTCTCATGAATAAGTTGATTGTTCTCTTGTTCAAGTACACTAATTAAATACTTATTATCAATCGTCACATCTTGATTTTGATTATTTTCCATATTTTAACACTTCCATTTCAGATTTTAATTCTTCAATTTCTTCGTTTTGTTTTTTTAAGATGGGTATTAAATGAATCCACAACCTGTCATATTCAATACCTTCAATTTCTTTATCTTTTCCATAAGTCACAAATTCTTTAAGTCCAACCGACTCAACATCTTCAGCGATTAACCCTGCGTATCTTTTTAGCTTAAAATTTTCGTTTTCTTGACGTTCACCTGTCAAAATTTCTCGAGCATACGTTTCAGCTTCAAATTTATCAAACCATGTCTTAATATCTAAATTTAAAATTTTCTTAGAATGGTTATATTGCTGTTCTTCATCGTTGAACTGTTTCTCTTGCGATAATTTATATTTACTAGCTGATGTCGAACGTCCTAATGTTCCATAAGAAGTGATGTATACGTTCGAGGCACTAGAATATGTTCTGTTGTAAATTGCGTTAGAAGTGATATAGTCTCCTGCAACGTTCATCCCTTGCCATCCGCCGTCTTTAGTTTTAGAGATTATATTGATACTCGCGTTAGAAAAGTGAATACCAGATCCATTAACGCTATTGTACTGAATGCCGACGCCTTCTTGTTTCTCCAGCACTCTACCCGAAAACATTAGTCTATATTTTGGTTCCATTCCATACGGTCTTAAATAAGCAGTTTCTAAAACTCGTGTGTCTCTTATAACGATATCTTCATTGTAAAAGAATCCTTGACGATAGCCTGGAATTCCTTTTGACCACATCATCGCTACGTTTGATGCGTCGTCTGGGTTTGTTTTGTCTTTGCTATAAGTAAACGCCATGAAATTACCTGCACCTTGCAAACTCAAACTCAAGCCTCTTGTATAACTGTCTACCGTTAAAACTGATGTGCCAATATACCCAACATAAAAAGTATTGTTGTAAAAATGGTGTCCTCCGCCGTTTAAAAGGCTAGTCATCTGTCCATTTTCCCATGTTTCTAAGCCATTTCCAGTCATACTCAAAGATGTACTAATATTATTAAATGCTACTTTTATTTTTTCTGATGACAAGTTTTTAATTGTAGTAACGCCATTTTCTATAACTACGTCACCTTGATTGATATTGATAAGACTAGAGTTTAATGATACGCCTTGATCGTTTAACACTAAATCAGAAATAGTGCCGTTGTCGTTATAACTTAACGACACCCCATTGACCGCGCTAGTCACGACTTGCGCTATCGTTTTATCTAGCAACTGTTTTGACGCATTATATTCTTCTTTTGTTGCTCTTTGTTCAATGTCTTTACCATTTTGTGTGATACGAGTATCATATGTTGTCAATACTTTATCTTGTTGTTGTTTGAGTGTGTCTGCGTATTGTTTTGCGTTTGTTTCAGCGTTATCTATATTTTTTTGAACATCTTCCGGATTAGGTGTCCAATCCAATTCTTTTGTTCCTTTATATAGACTTAATTTACCAGCATGTAAATTTGCGTCACGTGCAATCAATATAATTCTAAAGTCCTCTTTATCACCCGTATTAAAACGTATTATCCTGTCTTTTGTGTACGTTTTAATAATGTTACGTCCCTTATTGTAAAAGACGCCCATTTCAATATTTTCATCAGCCTCGTGTAATTTTAAAATGTAGTCAGTATTTGCTTCGAGCGGCACGTTAATATAACCATTCGCATCATAAAAAAAGATATTGATAGTTTTTCCTGTTGTCAAAAAAAGTAAGCTATAATCATCTTCAACCGTTGCTGTTTTTAAATACTCTGGTGACTTATAGCTTTTGATAAGGTTAACGTTACCTAAAGTTAAATTGTTAACTTGTTCGTCAGCATATTGTTTCATACTATCAATACCACTGTTGTAATCGTTCAAAGTAACTCTATCGGTAATTTGATTACTTAACTGTTGACGATGTGTTTCAGCATTATCTAGACGTTCTACTATACCTTGCAAATTAGATGTATATTCAGATTGACTCACTTTACTATCAATCGAGTTTGACATGATTTGTAGTTGTGCTTTTTGCTCATTCACTTCGTTTTTTAACGGATTTAATTGCTCGTCTAACGAGCGTTGTACGTCCGTCTTTGTTGCCGTGAGCAATAAACTATCCTGCAACACTTTAATGTTGTTTTCAGCGTTTGTCGTGCGGATTTTGATAGGTTCTAATCTGTCGTTAAGCAAATTAACACCATCACCCAAACCGTCAATTTTTTCATCAACAGAACGAACAGACAAAGTGATTTCATCTTTCAACTGCAATAACTTTGCATCAACTTGATTATTTAAAATCTGTTTAGCACCGTCAATTTGCTCTGTCAAATTTTGTTGTAAAGCTATTTCAATCTCGTTCAAACGATCTTCATTCGGAATATTACTAGTTAGTTGACCAGTTTCAGCGTCCCAATTCCCATTCGGCAATGCGGCTGCAATTTTTTCCATCGCTTCATTATATTTTTCGTCTGTATATTGTGATTGCAAAAGTTTAAACCGCTCATCAATTGCATTTTTTGCATTTTCGACAGTGTTATATAAGGATTGCATTTTTTCACGATAATCTACAAATAACGCTTGCGTATCAATGAGTTTCCCAATTGTAGCCGTTTCCTCATTCATACTGTCGAGGTTTGTTTTGATGTGGTTAAACACGTCAACAGTAGCATTTAACTTGTCATTAACTTCTTTTTTCAACTCAACATCAACAAAGTATTCTGATTCAACAATTTCCGAAACTTCTTTTAATAGTCGACTATGTTGAATAGTTAGGTTTATGAATGTATTACTCAACCCGCTATACATCGCTTGTTCACGTGTAATAGCTCCTACATCAGAAGCGTTTTCGGCCGATGACTTAATCCATTCACCGTTAAAGTAACGACGTAATACAGGCACTTTAGTATTGCTCGTGTCTAACCATAGTAAATCGTTAATAGGATTCTCTGGTGGTGTATCACCTTTTAATATCTTACGTTCAAAATACTGTAGTTCTCCCTCGATGCTTTCTCTAACGATTGTATTGACGTTACTGAATTTATCATTAAATTTCTGATTAAAGTAGCCTAATCTGTTTCTGAAATAGCGTAATAAATCATCTTCTTGATACTCGACGACTTTACCAAATTCGTAAGTACACTTATTGCTAATCAAGTCATGTTCGATGCCTACGACTTCACTTTCTGCATACAAAGTAGGTGTAAAGTCAGGATTCTTGATTCTTACAATATCACCATATCTTATCACTTCATGAGGAAATTCTTTTTCAATATCAACAACACTAATCTCATACGATACTGCTGCTGATTTGCGTTTATTAAGTTCAGTTTTAGCGAGAGTCGTCAGTCGTTGTAACGACATGTTGTCGTCTTCTGTTTCAGGTTCATATACACCCCAAATATAGCGATAAGGTAAATCAAACTGTTCTTGCGCTTCATCATCGTAAACAAATGTTTCGACTCTTTTTCCTTGTTCAGGTTCAGGACCAAGCGCAAATAACGCTGTTTTAACTTCCGAAAAATCAATAACGCGCTTCATGCTTAATAAGTCTTTACCATATTCGATTTCTTTACCTTTAAATAAAGGAGCCGGTATTTTCATATTTACACGACGTTCAACAACTTCATAACCATCGATTTCGATTTCATAATCTGCTTGTACTTCATGAGCTGTTTCAAGTTGACTAATCATTTCTAACGGCGTTCGTACAGACGTCCAAGAATTTGTTTTTAGTCCCGCGTAATCACAATCACCAACAACCCAACCGCTATCTCTCAAAGTTTCAGATAACTTCTGATTAATCGTCATCTTTTCATATTTTCCTGGAGGAATTGGTTTAGAAGTTGAAATATCAACTAGATGTGATGCTGTACACTCTACGTCAACGTATCTGCCATTTTCTTCAGCGCGATCAATAATATACTCGCGATATACATCATTCTTATCTTGAATGATGATACGATTTCTTTTCTTAAAATGTTCTGCACGTTGACTTAAAATGCGTATATCAAGCAAATCGTTGTCTTTCGTCTTATGATATTTTGCTATAGTTACAGCGTTATCATCACGGCTGATAAAATCGATAATTTGACTATTGAAATTCAATACGTGAATCATGATCTATCCTCCTTTCTATAAGTATCTATCTTGCCATTTTACGGTCGTATCAAAAGTTTCAGATGGATATACTACTAGTTCTGATACGCCTGTGTCTACATTAAAGTAGTTTGAACCAAAATCTTTTAAGCTAAGCGCATCTTCGTCATTAATTGTTACAGACTTTCTATGCATATCAATTTGTATTAAATCACCTTCTCTGATTTCAATTGGTGTAACATCAGATTGCTTAGGCAATAATTCTTGTATTTTAAATGCAAGGATACTATGCCATAAATACTTACTATATTTTGCTGCTTTACCACGATATAAACGTGCAATCCTTGCAGGACGTTGATACAAATCCCCTCTGTCAACTGTGATTCTCTCATCTTTGTTCAAGGGTTTTTTTCTGTCAGGATCCTTATTAATATCATAAAAATAAGTAGTCACTTTAAGGTTTGTACCTTTACGCTCTAAAAATATAAAAGCGTGTATGTTTTTAAGACGCTTTAATTGTTGGGGTACATCTCTTTTGTATATACGACGCGCTTCATTGTGTTCGTTATATGCATACACAAGGATTTGACTATTATTAGTCGTTGCACTCGTATTCACATAAGTGATACTAAACAATGTTCGATTGTTCTCATCAACTAAAAATGCGACCGCTTTACCTGTCCCAATTCCTAAACCTTGATGAATAGAAACTTTGAAACGAATTCTAAAGTCTTGAACTGATTTAGTTAGCGATTTATATATTGCAGGTCCATGCCAGTTTGTTTGAGTATTATTCCCCCAAATTTCAGGATATATACTCTCTCTTTCTTTAGATAACTTGAATTTGCCACCCATAGCGTCGCCGCCATCTAACAAATTCCCGAAAGACGTATCATTCGGCATATATCTCCAATTGCTTAAACCAGTTGTATGAAATTCGTCATTGAATACAAATGGTTCGATGTCTTTTGTGACTTTGTTTGCGTCCTCTGATTTCCCAATCATAAAATAATTCCGTTCATCTTTAGCAATAATGAAATTAGTAGAGTCTTTTAACGCTCTTGCTTCTACAATTATTGGTGTATCTGCAGTACCTGAATTCACCACAGAAACTGCATCGCTAATCGCTGTGTTTTGGTTGCCGTCGACTGCGTATTTATACGGGTCAGCCAATACGATTTTTACTGTAAATTCAGTACCGTTTAAAAAACTTTTAGGAATATTTAACGGTCCATCTATAAAACCTTTCCAATACCAATTCATATCACTAAATTGTATGGTGACTTCTTCATTATAATTGAAAAGTTTTACAACATCGTTTAGCACGCTATCATGATCTAACTTATTGGCTTTTGATGTGTGTATACTGCCATCAACAATTAACGGTACTTCAAAATCGTAACCATTTAATTCTCTGCTTTCCTTAATACTCCCGGCTCTACCAGGTATTTTTTCAACTTCAGTATTAAAATTAAAAGAGGGGATTTCAAACCCCTCTTTAACAAGCAAAAAATCTAACTTTTTGCCATTGATTAATATTGTAGTCATTATGCAAACGCACCACCTCTATACATATTTGATTTTTGTTCGCGACGTTCTCTCTTGTCTTGCGCTCTATTATGCTCTTTGTCATACTCATCGCGCGTAATTCCTGTTGGCTTGTTTTTAATAACGCCCGTATCGACGAGTAAATCACTAAACTGATTTACAAGGGTTTTGAGTACCGTTGTTTGCTCTCTTAAAACATCTATTTCTTCTTGTTGTTTTTGAATCAGATACTTATCTTTTGTAGATTCGACTTCTTCTCTCTCCCTTAAACCATCAGCAAATCGAGATACCGCTTCATAAACGGCCGACTGTGTACGGTTAAAGAGGTCGCTCTTGATTGCACTTTCAAACGCCGCAATCGATACATCGTTAGGTATGATTTGTTCGCCGCCACGTAAATTGAGTATTTCTCCACCTTCCTCAAAAACAGTAGATAGCCCTTTAGGTGCACGATTAGTACCACCTGCAAAACGTCTGCGACCACGTGGCCCCCAACCTGAACGACCATATTGTATGTCGTTGGCCCAGTTAGAGTTGTTAAAGAACGCAAGTAGTTGATCGTAACCACTTTTAATATTGGTATGACCTCTCACTGCAAAATTACGGAACGTTGACGGTACATATTGCAATAGTCCTTGTGCAAGGTTGCCGGTAATCGCATTGATGTCTCTAACGGCGGTTGATTGTGTAATTCCGGCATCTCCGCCAGATTCGCGTTGAATTTGTGCGATAATACCGTTAATTTGTCGGTTTGACGGATTAACGCCCATACGTTTGGCTGCTTTAACAATTGTTGAGCGCCATGCACTTGGCGATTTGCGTCCGCCACCTTTACCTTTTGTTTGGCTTTTTAAGAATGGCATAGGGTCGATCGGTGTGCCGTTTTTACGCATCTCATAATGCAAGTGCGGTCCTGATGACATTCCTGTATTACCTGATACACCTAAATAACTACCAGGATGCACTTTTTTAGAACCTGTCCAAGCAAGTTTTGACATGTGACCGTAAATAATCTCGTAAATACCAGATTTAATCCACATCGAATTACCGAATCCGCCATTGTACCCACTTTTACCTGTTGCAATACCACTGTGCGTTGAGTATAACTTATCGTACACATAGTTTAAGTCGACGCCCATATGTGGATAAGGGAAAGGATAACCCGGCGCACGACCATTTGGGCTAAATGGGAAGTTAATACCTTTGGATATATCAACCCAGCCACCTTCGCCACCGGAATCTTGAAGCCAACCAGTAAATAAGTCAATTGTTGCTTGTTTAAGTTTTTTAAACATTGCAGTCATCATATTAAACGGGATTTCTGCACCTTTTAAAAAGTCGAAATTAACGCCGAATCCGTCTAAGATTTTGTCGAGTAATTTACCTGGTTTATCTATCCAATCAAGAACATCGCCAACAGTTTTAGACAACCAATCTTTACCTTTAGCAACTGCGCCTAGTGCTTTACTTACATAGGCTTTCCCCGAATTAACCACTTGACCTAATAGCGCTTGAGGGCTACCGCCACCCGCTTTAGGTGCGATGACATCGCCTGGCATATCATCACCGTGTTTGTGTGCATGAGGTTTTTTCTTGTCAGATAAAAGGTCAAACATTGTTCCTGTCGAGAATTTAGGCAAACGTCCCATATTGCTTAACACGCTATGTGTTTGTGCGCCGTTGTAAACAGACGAGCCTTTAGGCAAGAATGCTGTCGTATCTCTGTTTGGTGTGAGTGCCATTTTGCCATTAGGGTAACGTATCATTTCGTTTCTAAATCCACCAGGACCATTACCACGACCCCTATCGCCAACAGTAGCGAATGTATCTCGGTTAATTTTACCGTTCGTCACAATATTTTGTGTGTGCGTAGAAGTTGTTCCTGTGTGGAACTTAAATTTTGGAATGGCTTTCATTCCAATTTTATCAGCGACCCAGTTAACACCACTGATTAACTTATTTAGTCCTCTTTTGACAGCATCAACCATACCCGTTATATGTCCTTTTATTTTACCGATAATAGACTTTAATCCACCGGCCATATTATTAAAAGTGCGCCGGACACTCGACCACAATCCCGCCGCTAATCCTGTAACCGAACGCTTAATAGACTGCCAAATATTGACAATCGTTTTTTTAGCATTAGTAAAAATAGAGCGTGTTCCATTATATAAATTAGTAAAAGTTTTGCGGACATTTGACCATAATTGCGATGCGTATCGACTAACTGTGTTTTTAATGTTCGACCATGTATTACTTAACCATTTTTTCAAATTCGTGAAAATATTGCGTGTGTTTTTGGCTAAATTGTTAAAAGTATTACGGACACTGTTAGCAAGATTACGCGCAAAATTTGAAACAGAGTTTTTGATGTTTGACCAAGTTTTAGACAACCAGTTTTTAAGACTTGTAAAAATGTTATGTGTGTTATTAAATAAATTATTAAAATATCTCACAACACCAATAACCAATATTTTAGCCAAATTAATGACTGTATTTTTAACAACAGTCCATATACGTATACCTATTACTTTAATCGCTGTAAAAACAGTTACGATTGTGTTTTTCATATTTGTAAAAATAGTAACTGCTGCCGTTTTTATACTGTTCCAAATGTTGATAACTGCGTTTCTAAAATTCGCGTTCGTTTTCCACAAATGAACAATACCCGCGACTAACAAACCAACGACTGTTATGACTATGCCTATCGGTCCAGTCATAAAGCGTAACGCTAAACCTAAACCTTTTGTAGCTAACTCTGCACCTTTAGTAACTAATGTCCAAGCTTTTGTAGCTGCAGTTGCTATTTTTGTTTTTACTGTTGTTAATACTTGTGATGTAGTTAATCTAGCTACTGCATATCTAAAGCCGTTAGCAATACCTCGTGCAGTATCCGTTACGGCACCCCAAATTTTAGTAGCAACTGTACTAATTTTAGTTTGAATTGCTTGCCGCTTCATTCCCAGTGCCGCAAGCGCCCCCTCTTTACCTAATAGCTTTTCTGCTCCAGTAGCTAAAAGTAGAGCTGTGCGCATAGCACCTAACGCACCTTTAACTAATAGTATCGGTTTTAAAAATAATAGAAACGCGCCTGTTCCTGCAACGACGCTACCCATTAATTTACCAACAATGGGATGCGTTTGTAGCATGCTAGACATCCAACCCGTTATAATGTTGGTTAGTTTTAGTGTTTCTGCACCCACAGGTGCCATACCTTTAATTAGCCCCCACAACACGCCTGTAATGTTTTTAATAAGTTGCCATACACGCGGACCGTTTTCTTCTAAATACTGTACAAATTCTTTAAAACCATTGGAATTTTTTAATTCGGCACTCCACTTTTTAAAACCTTCTGTCACACTTTCGATGCCTAACAAAACGTTGTGAGAGTGTCCACTAAAGGCACTAAAAAGACTAAAAATACCGCCAAAAACGTTTCCAAAGATTCGACCGACGATAGGTAGATTCACTTTTGTATATTCAATAAAGCCATTGATCGCTTTTGAGCCCTCAACGCTATTTGCCCACTTTTTAAATGATAGACTCATGTTTTCAAAGCCCTTTGATGCCCAACTATATAAAGGACTCAACTTGTTAAACATCGCAACAGAACCGTCCACAAAGTTCATAGTCGCGTTGAGTAAATTTTGGAATATGCCAGGTCCTTGTGTATTAAGTATTTTTAAGGCTTGTTTAACATTATTTGAGTTTTTAACCCAATCCAACATTTTACCGCTCGTTTTTTCTATTTGCTGTGCGGTTTGCGTCAAAAACGGATTAAGCGCACCTAAAGCAAATTTTGCAGCGTTAATACCGTTTGTCATTGTGTTAAAGATTTGCGCTTGATTTTGTGCAATAAGTCCTTCCCATTGTGATTTTAGGCTATCTAATTGTTTTTGGTATCGTGCTGTTTCCGCTGTGATTTTTAACGTGCCATCTTCTAACATTTGCAGCGCATAAGTCGCTTGACCTGTAAATGCTTTAACTCCACCTATACCAATCACAAACGCACCACCTAGCGCGATAGCACCACCCGATAAGGCTGTGAGCATACCGCCTAGACCTGCACCAACACTAACAACAGAACCTATAATCGGTACTAAGTTAGCAAATTGCGTCGCCATTATCTCGCCAACCACACCTTGTGTAATCTCGCCCACAGTACGTAATGTGGTAGCGATACGGTCAGCGCTATTCCTTGCACCGGCAAAGCCTGCACCCATTAAAGTAGCAGCTAAAGCCACTTTACGATGTGATTTAGCGACTTTATCCAGCTCGTCTGAAAGTTCGTCCGCCCGTCTTTGTGCGATTTGCATTGCTACACTTTCTTTTAAAATATCATTGCGTAATTTGTCAGCTTGTCTACTTGTAGCGCCGTGTGCATGTGATACTTCTTGCAAATTCCTTTTTAGCAAATCAATGTTTGCTTTTGATTTAGTAATGGTGTAGTTCATCTCAGTCAAATGGTCTTGATAATTTTCAACCGACCGCGCACCTTGTTTGAATGCAATTTCACTCAATTTTGCACGTTGCTTTAAATCGCCCAGACTGTTTTTCACTTGATCTGTTGAACGATTTACTTGTTTATGTGCTAGTTCTGTCTCTTTCAATTCACGATTGTAAGTCGAAAGTTGGTTCTCAGCTTGTTGCACAGCACGCGATGCACTATTAAGTTTCCTTTTTTGGTCCTCAGTAACCACGTTCGATTTACTGATTTCTTTTTTGACTTCTTCCAAAGTCTTTTTACGTTTTTGAAGCAAACCTTCTTGAGCTTTAATCGCTCTACCTAAATCTTTTTCTCTTTGACCTAGCTGTTCTACGCTTAACTCATTCTTTTTGAATTCGGTGCGTTGAGAACGTAGCGTTTTATTAATGTTTTTAAGTTCTCTTTCTAAAGTCTGCGACGAGGCTTTTAACGGGTCAACATCCATAGAGACCTCTGCACCTAAATTAAATTCTGCCATAACTTCACCTCCTCACTTAAAGTAATGCCATCATTTGCTCAGGTCTTAATGCCCCTGCTTTTGCTACCTTTTTAGCTTTACGTTTTTTAGTTGCAAAATATTTGTTGAAATCTTCGATAACAATCTGGTCAACCTCATGCGGTTTGTACTGTGCATCTTCAATAAAATGCCGATATGTCAAATAGATATCTTCTAAGATTTCGTCTGACGTTTTGTTGTAGTCGCTTTTCTTTTCGGCTTTCCCGCATCATTACCCGCAAAGATTTTGGCATAAGTGTCAGCTAGTGTGTTTTCGATTTCTAAACCATCAAAAACTTGGTCTACTGTAAATTGATGATCAAACACTTTTACAAGCAAATCTGCAAACGCATCGTGCATATCAAAATCATCTTCGTATTGTTCATCTTCGACTTGATTACTTAGTTCTTCTGATTTTTTAAGGAACGCTTTATATTCATCTGTTTCTTCTAAATCGTCCAATTGGCTGTACAACGATTCGATTTCTTCTTCCGAATCCGATTCAGCCAATTTGTTTTCAACTTTTTCAATTTTTGTAAGGATTGTACGATGTTTACGATATAAATTTTGTAACTCGCCTAATGCGCCAAAGCCCGTTTGTAATTGTTTTTCAAATTCCGCTTGCGCTTTGATTGCACCTAAATTTAATTTGTCTTTAACAAATGTCTTGTTTTTACCATCTATTTTTAAAATTACTTTTGCCATTAAAATAGCTCCTTTTTTAGTTATTTTTGTATACAAAAATAGGCGACCGGTTAAAGTCGCCTTAGGATTATGCTGATGGTTCTTCAGAAGTTGGTGCAGTCGTCACCGCATCGTCTCCATGAATCGCTTTATAAAATGCTGTTTCGTCAAATTCAGGGTCAGCACTATGGATACGTGCAAACACTAATTTATCTGTGTCACGCTGAACAAAAGAACCTTCCATTTCAACTTGGTCTTGTTGTTCTGGACTATCTTCCATTGTAGATGCGTTTGAGTTTGGAATGTTAAAGTTACCACGTGTTAATCCGTAGTAAATAAATGAACCGTCGTTACAACGATACTTCCATGACACCGACACATACGGCGGTACAAGGTCTGATTTATATAATTCCATACCTTTATCAACTGTAACTCCTAAAAATTGTTCACGTTCTTCCTTGTTCAATTCCATTAAGTTAGCTGTTACAGTTGCACCTGTGATACCACTGAATAAGTTTAATTTTTTAACACCATCAGCGTATACCGGCTCATTCCCTTGTTCTAATTCAATGCCGACTTCTTGTAATCCAAGTACATCTGTTAATTTTCCTTTTTTATATCCATTCCCGTCTTGACGGCGTGCTTTAAATCCCTCACATGTAATTGCTACTTTTTTATCTGCCATTTATAACGTCTCCTTTACTGGTAAAATAATTTGATATTCATTCATTTGATTAAAAATTCCGAGTTTATCTTCTTTCGACAAATCACGGCTTATAACCCTGCCGTTATGCGATTTAACAATGTCATTTACACGCTCACTAACTGCATGTGTCGTGTTGATATCGTTGCCCATTGCTTCAACCGCAAATAAAAAGCGATAGTATTCACTATCGCCGTCTCTGTATAATGTGTTTTCTAGCAAAATTTCAGTAATCCTAATTAAAGGGGTATATTCCTTTTTTTGATAATTTTCAGGAATGTCAAATGTAAATATTTTGGGCGATTTTTCTGATTTGAGCAAAGTCTTTAAGTCATCATCTTTAATCAGTAGATTATAAATGCGCACAATTGGATGACGACTCATATATCCACCATGTCCCTGACTGCATTTTCATAAATTGCAAGAATAGGCGCTTTACTCATTTCCATAGAACGCCGCATAAAATGTTGTGGTGGTTGACCCATGCTACGTTTTGACGGACGTGTACCTATATCTGGGAAGTGTATATACCAACCCGCATCTTTACGTTTACGCCCTTTATCAAAACCGACCGTCTTAGTAGGGTCAAATTCATCATGATTAAAATTAGATATTTTTAAAACTTCAATCGCATGCGTAGAGTGAGTTTGTCTTTTGTGAACTGGTGTATTAGCTTCGATATTCAATTTATAAACTTTTGCAGCCTTTGTCACAGCTTGTTTTGCCTCTTTTTCGCTATTAATTATCAGCTTTTTTATTTTGTTTGAAATGTCTTTGTCGCTATCGTATTGTTGCTTAGCCATCACTCTATCACCTCACATTTCAACATTTGTCGTTCGTTATCCTGAAAATCACTTTCAATATATACAATTTTGTAGTTTTTCCCTTTAAATTCAACAATCATATCTGATTCAATAGTTACACGTTGTTGATAACGGATAATAAAGTCGATTGTGTCTTTTCTTGCGTCTATTCCCATTTCTCTAAATTCTTTTATTGTCGTTTTGGACACTTCGCAATAAGGGGCAGCAACCAACTTTTTTTTCATCACAAATGTCCCCTCATCATTTACAGATTCTGTTTGACTATAAATTTTTATTCTGTGTTTGAGGCGTCCGATTTCCATAAAGCATACGCTCCTCTCAAACTTTGAATAAGTGCCAGTGATGAGGGTGCTACATCGTGCTTTACAAACTGACTCGTTGTTGCTCTACTCTCGTAGTGATGACCGACTTGATTAACCACAGCTAAACGATATAACGCGTTATCTTCATAAAATGCGTCTGCTTTTTTGTAGCCACTCACAGCACCTTGTATCTCTTGCTCAGATGCTTGTATCAAGCCTTTAATTTCAGCGTCATCAAAGTCATGATCTATTCTCAATCTGTTTTTGACATCTTCTAATTCTAAAGTAAGCATTTAACCACCTACTTTTTCTTTTCTTGAATTCTCTCTAAAAAAGGACCATCAAACCCTTTTTCAGATAAAGTCTTTTCAACTTCTTCCGAACGCTTGATAGTCATTTCAACTTCTTGATTTTCAATTAACTTTTTATCTAACTCTAAATCTTTATAAGGCTTTAATACTTTGAATTTAGCCATAATTTACCCCTCCTTATTATGCAGATGGTTCAGAGTCTCCTCCTAAATCTCCAGCTGTACCAGTGTAAGTTAAGAATCGTCCTGCATCTTCCACGCCTTTTTTCACATCGAAACGCATATATGCCGCTAAAATTTGACCATAAATTTCATTTTCAATCCATTTAACAGAAGCTTGTTTTCTGTCGGCAAAGAATACTGCATAGTTCAAGTCGCCAATAAACGCCTTTTTATCACCTTTATTACCGAGCAATTCATCTTTGATAATGAAAACTGGACGTCCAAATAACGTTGTACCTGATGCACTTGTGATGTCTTGTTTGAGTAAATATTGACCGTTTTTATCTTTCAAAGTATCTAATGCTTGATAGAAAGATTGAGATACGACTAAAGATAAATTGTAAGCAGGATCAATCTCTACATTGATAATACCTTTAATATCATCTAAATTAGCTGTGTTAACAGCTTTGAACGATTTCATAACATCTGCAATAACTTTGTTAGTTGTATTTAATGCTTGTCGTGCATTGTTTTTTGCAACGATTTGAGCTAAATTCGCTTCTGAATCGTCTAACGATTCTTGCGAAATTGGGATTTGTCCACGATAAGTTTTTACTTTGTAATCAATATCAGTAAACTTAGGTTTAGCAAGTTCTGGGTTCTTTTCTAATTCTTCTACACTAACCATCGTTTCTTGCGCAGGGTTTAAGATTGGATGCGAACCTGATGCTCGTGTGACAGGTTGTACGTTTACGAATTTTTTGAGGTCTACAACTGTTTCAGACAATTCCTCTGGAACATATTTAATGTCTTCTGGGATTAATGGTTGCGCATCAACTGATTTAACATTGTCACGCTGTGCACCTTTTGATTTGATATAGTTAACAAAACCTTGTGCCTCATCAGACAACTTGTTTTGTGCATTTTGAATAATTTGTCTTGTCATGCTTCTTTTTCCTCCTAATTTCTTTTTATCTTCTAATTCTTCGCTTGTAGGTTCTTCTGTTGAAGTTTCTTTCTTTTCTACTTCTGCATCAGTTTTTTCATTTTTTACTTCTGTTTCTGTTTTTTCTTGTGATACAGCTTCATCAGAACCACCTGTAATTTTTTCTTCTGCTTTAACAGCATCGACAACTGCTTTTTGTTCGTTGTAAACTTCTTTTGCTTGTGCAATTTCATCTTTAAGTTTTTTAGCAGTCTCGACGTCTCCGTTATCAATTGCTTTTTGTGCTTGATCAATTAAGTCATTAATTGTTTTTGCTTGTTCATCTAAAGTTGGCATCAACTTCACTCCTTTAATTTTTACTTAAAAATTGACATAAAAATAGCCTACGTATCAATACGCAAGCTTTCTAAATCAATTTCTAATTTAATTTTTTCAAGTTGTTTAAATTTGTTTAAACCTTTTGCTCTTTGACCCACTACTACTGATGTGTCTTGATATGAAGGTATCGTTACAATACTTACTTCAATCAGTTCATCGATTTGATTTATTGTTTGTACATATTCACCGTTAATTTTCTCCCAACTTCTCGCCGTTTCATCATTAAGAGGCAATGTGTAAAAGAAACTACACTGATTAACATTACCTGTTTTAATGTTTTCGTATATATCACGTGCATACGACGTGTTTGGTAAAAAACATTTAAAATACAATCCTTTTTCATCCACAGAAAGAGAGAGAGTATCAGCTTTTGTACGTCCTACAATTTGATTGAAGTCATGATTGATTAAGCATTTCACATCAGATATATCTACATTACTTAGTGCATCCGGACTTATGATTTCTCTAAATCCTCCTAAGTCGTCGCTCAATGTGTCAAAGATGATTGCATAACCTTCTACTACCATTTCATCATCATTAATTGTTTCAATCTGACTGTTTGACATTCGATTCACCTCCTTTGTTGAGGGAATCGATATTTTTCTGAACCTTACTGTTTTGATAAGACGATAAATCTTTTAAGAATATCGTATTCAAATCAGCAAGTGGCTCTGAACCGTTTTCGACTGATTTATAACCAAATTGAGCTCTAGCTTCATCTAACGTGATGATTTTTTTAGTAAATAGTTGTGTGACACGATCTAGTTTAACTTGTGGGTCACTATCGATTAATCTTGCAACGTCATAATCTAAAGTGACTTCGTAAGGCGACTGGCCAAACAATTTTTCTTCTATTTCAGAATTCATCATCGAAAAAATTGGATATAAGGTGCTTCGATAATATTCAATACCGCTATCTTTCAATGAAGTGTTAACAGTTTCAATACCAAGTTTAGAAACAGGTAACCCAAAAGCTTTAGCGACCTGCTGTGTACTAAATTTATAACTGTTCAAGAAATTCAAGACTTCTGTTGGTACTTTCAGTCTGTCAAAACTCATCGTATCGTCTAACATGACTAAACCATTGTTATTTCTTAATTGACTATTTTCAAAATTTTGTCGTATCAATGCTAATTCTTCATCAGAATAACGACCATCTTCATATTTTAAAATAGATGTTGAGGTACCACCATTTTTAAAGAATTCGTCTAAAAACTTTTTACTTCCCATCGAAATACCCACTTCATTAGACAAAGCAAAAAGCGGACTATATCCATTAAAGCCGTCTAAACTAAACATTCTAAAATGCAATACATCGTCTGTATCAAACCTTACATGACCGCTTTTCTCATCGATATAGTTGTATTTTATTTGGTCATCAATTTGTTCTAATGATACAGCACTGTTTTGCATATGATACAATTCGATAGGTTCTCCGTATTCATTTCTGACAATTTCCACATAAGAATTACCGTTTAGGAGCATATTTGCTACGATAATATACTTAAAATGCCATGCGTCCAAATATGGATTAGGACGTTTATTAAGCAATTTCAATATCTTTTTATCATCATCTAAATAACTTTCAGGGTCATTAAATTTAATACTAGTACTCGCGATATCTTTAGAAATAATATCGATCGCCGTAAATACGTCGCTATTTTTTAATGATGTAATACCGTTCCAAGTAATGCCACCTAAACCGTTCGATTCTGTAATCGTTCGTAAGGTGTTTTTATCAATCGTCACTTCGTTACTACGTTTGAAACCTCTAAAATTAAATACACTCATTAGTGAGTTTCACCCCCTTTCTTGAAGGGTTGGTCAAGTGTTAGTGCGAACCCAGTTAGTAAAAAACCTGCAACAATAAAACCTAGAGGACGCCATGCAAGATACGCACCATAGCCGATTAAAGACACACCTATCAATGCAATAATTATAACTAATACATTCTTTATGATTTCCACATATAACACCCCCTTAAATAAATACTGGCAACGCACGTTTCTTATTCCATTCATGCTCACTAGCAATAACGTATGCAAAAATTGTGGACATAAGTGGGTCAATCTTTTCTCGATTGAGTTTTTTTTCAATCATCACGCTATCATTCACATTCTTAGCAACTGCATTCTTAACAGCAATATCAAGTAAAGGGTTTTTATGATGCTTTATTTGACTATCAATAACTTTCAATCTAAAGTCAATAACTGGATTAGAAAGTGTCATAGCACCTTGTCTAATCTCAATTAATTCATAACGCCAATTCCTTTTCTCAACTTCTGCAATAAAACCATGAATAGCATGTGGGTCATAACAAATGGCTTGAACATCTAAACTATTTTGTATAATGTACTTCTCAATATAATCAAGCACTTGATTACTATTAATAATACCGCTCTGCAAATTAGTGATAGTACAAAAACCATTCGCTGACATTTGTCGATAATCGATTAAGTCACGCTCGATTTTCGCTTGTAGCCCTCCTTTTTTGCCCACAAAAGAGTGAGAGGTCACATAATACTGTTTGTTTTTCTCATCTAAATGAATAAATGATACCGCTGTTAAGTCATCAGCACGTGATAAGTCAAGACCGATATAAACTTTAGTATTTTTAATATCGAAATCTGTTTCATTTTTCTTCCAATCATTGATGTCTAAATAACTTTCTTCTGACGCCTGCATCCAATAATTAAAATTTTTAACCAAAACCCTAAACATTGTACCTTTTTTTGTATTTGCATCAACGCGTTTTTCCAAATATTCTTCGATACGCTCTTTTAATTCGTCACTTTCGTTGATTAGAGGGTTACTTTTAGCCCACATCGTTTTTTCTTGCCATTCTTCCTCATGATCTTGTTCATAAATAATTGCAAAATATTCTTCATCATGATAAGTTCCTGCTAAAATTTCTTTAGCATATGGCCATTCGTCCATATACATAGGACCATTGAGGTCAAACCCTGCTGTTGAAATAATAAATATTAATGATTGTAATAAGTTACCTTGACCTGACTCGATAAGTTCGAGCATTTCGTTTGTTTTAGCAGCATGATATTCATCTACAACCGCTAAAAATGGTTCAAATCCGTCGACTGCTCCAGTATCGCGCGAAAGAGGCATAACATACGAACCGTCTTTTATATGCGTCAGTAATTCTCGAACCTTTTTGACATCTTTTTTTAATTCTGGTACTTGTGATACAAAATACATTAACTGTTTAGCGACCATGTTAAAGACAATACTCGCCTGCTTTTTATCGTTTGCAGTGCAGAATATCTGTCTACCTTCTCTAGGTTCTCTATCGAAAAGAAACGAATATAATGTAAGACCTGACACTAAAATTGATTTACCTTGTTTTCGTGCCATTGATATAAACGCTTTTCTAAAGCGCAAACAATCTTCTTCGTTGAACCAACCTCTTACGCTAGCAATAATAAATTTTTGAAAGTAACCTAATTTATTAAAATTTCCTTTTGTATCTGGTAACGCCTCAACAAACTTAATTACTTTCTTTGCACGTTTAGGTTTGTATACAAATTTGAAATCATCATCTTCAATGCTGCGTTTAATATCTTTCAAATGACGAATGCATGCGTTGATAGTATCTTTAGACGCTATAAATGTTCCTGATAAAACTAAAACGCAATACTTGTACGCATCGTCTTTATATTCGTCAGGAATATCAAGTAATTTTTCATATTCTTGAGCTATTTTTACATTAGTCATCGTCATCAACACCAAATTCTTCATAGACTGATTTCTTTTGCGCATCAGGCGTAGGGACAACTAACTTCATTCTTGAATCAATTGTCATTCCTAATTGACCACAGATTGACTTCAATTCCTTGATACCGTCCATATAAGTAAAATATTGAGGTGTACGCTTAGTTCCATCTTCATTAACAGTTCCAAATTCCATAATGTATCGATACGCTTCATCAGTTAATGCAACTAACTGACAATATCGTTTAATACGATCGTAATCAAGTTCGGCAATTGGTAAATCTTGAAGTAAAGGAACAACGCGATTCCATTCTTTTTTACCTTCTTCTGTTAAATCGATAGGAATGTTAGTTGTGTCGATTTTCTCGAATCGTTTTAATCCATTTTCTTTCAATTCTTGATATTCTAATTCTTCTTTGTTGTGATTTCCGGTTTTTGTAGCATTTAATTTGCGTGGTCTGGCCATTTTCCCACCTCCAAACTGTAATAAGATTTTAAGTTTCTAGAATTTGGTCACAAAAAAGTTATCGAGCGATTATGGTCAAATTGATTCATATAGGGGGTATTTCAGCCCCTCCCTTAAATTCTAATGATATTCATCCTCTTTCCTTATTTGTGCATCTGTGAGCCTCTATGTGGCATTTAGAGCATACCGTTTCTAAATTATCCATGTCTAAACGCTTTTCCCAATCATCTTTCAACTCAACAATATGATGCACATAAAAACGTTGCCCATTTTTTACTGGATTGACATAACCTTTACGCAAACATGATTGACATAAGTATTTGTCACGTAATAGCACTTGCTTACGCTTATCACGCCAAGCTTTAGAGTGGTAAAACATCATGTATTTGCTATCCTTAGCATATCTCGTATTAGCGTTATACCTCTTAGCATTACGTTGCCTATTACGTTCCCTTTGTGCCTGATACTCACGTTGAGTCATCGTTTTGTTTCCTTTTCGTATCTTTGGTTCAATGAACGACAAACGAATCAACTTCTTTCAACAAAAAAAGACAAACAACAAATGAATGTTGAATGTCTTTTCAGATTATTTCCGATAACTTATTATAACTTTTAGTTATCACATATAACAAATTAATGTTGATTATGCTTATGATGTTGATTGCGCTTATCTTGTTGATTGTGTTGATTGTGTTGGTTGTGCTTATTCTGCTTATTCTGTTCATTCAGATAAACATCAACAATACTATCTAATCTACTCTTTAAGTTAGTTCTTCCAATCATCATAATATCCCTAACTTCACTTTGAGTTTTACCTTTCTTAAACTCATATAAAATATTTAGATTCATGTCGTTCTCAATCTTGTGTTCGTATTTATCTATAAACTCTATAACCTCAACGTGCTTATATAACACTCTATACAAAGTGTCATTGCGTGTAACAACATTTAATACTTTGTCTGAGGTATCGCCTTGTGCTTTTGGCATGTTGGATTCCATACCATATTGCGCAATGCTGTTACTATCAAGAATGTACCCCTCATCAATCAGCCTATTTTTACGCCAATTGTAACTAAATATCATATCTTTAATATCGTCCGCAGTATACATCGACTACCTCCGCTATTTATATTTTTTAGTAAAACGTTCTAACTCTTTAGTATCGATATCGTCTTTAAACTTAAAGCTTAAATAGATATTGGTAGGGCTTCGTTCTCTTTACGTAATAGACTATTGTCTGCCAATAATATTAATACGATTAATCCGAGTATTACCGATATGATAATCCACATTTACTTAACCACCTCTAAATTAGGCTTGTGTTGTAATACGCACCCACCAAAATTATTTGCATCTTCCCTAGCTAATTCTAAATCGTCATACAATACAGCTTCAAACGCATTATCAGTTATAATATATGTGTTTCTATAAAAACCTATAGGTCTTTCTTTCAAATACGCTTTGTCATTTAACTCGACCAAGTAACCTTTTTCATTACCTGTGTTATATTTGTTTTTCAACGAATACACTTCTTCTTCTAAACTCAACTTATCTTTTTGCAACTCTTTAATTCTCTCTTCTGCTTTTAATCGGCTATATATTAAGGGCACTAAAAAACCCAACACTACAATACTAAAAATAAATCCTACCCATTCCATTTAGTCTGTCACCTCCGCACGTATATCGTTTAAATCGATATGATCTTGTAGATTAAATGTGTCTATGTCGTCGTTAGCGGTTAAACGAATGTAATAGTCGTACGCAATGTATAAAATCAGTGCTGTTGTGATGATGTATTTCATTTCTTTTCACCTCTATCTAATTTATGATTCTCAAACCATTTTTGACGTCGCTTTAAATATTCTTCATGTTTATTACGTGTTCGTTTAGCTGCGCGTTCGTATTTACTCATGAATATTTTGTTCTGCATTCTTGCATAGACAACGGTGATAATAAACAATACAGTATATATCAAGATTGCTATAATCTCAGGCAGAAGTACTAACCACCACGACCAATCAATAACCCCAGTTAGTTTTAAAACGACAAATACAATTGTTAATAATTCAGCTAATCCCATTCTGTTTCCTCCTTAAGCGTCTTTATAAAATCTTGCCACCCTTTATCGTTCGTGTATATCTCCAGCGCTTCCTCTTTACTTTCTGCTAACACAACACTAAACGTTTGATTCTCACGCGCTTTAGTTGCTTCTGTGAAAGTTTGACCTGTTGAGTCTGTAAATGTAGTGATTAAGTATTGAGTCATTTATTCAGCACCTCTTTTACTTTTTGTAGTATGTTTTTAGACGTATCCTTTTTCTTTGTCTGCTGTACCGTCTTGTCTTGCATGATTACGCTCCATTTTCTTTTTGTATGCGTCGATGAGTTGTTCGATTGAGTAATATTGGTTAGCGTATAAAAATGGCATTACAATAACCTGTACAATCGAACTGTCTATCCCATTAACAAACTGACCTGTCAAAGTATGCAGTGCATGTACAAAATATACTGAATGCAACCTAGGTAAGTCTTCTTGTTCTTCTACTAAATTAACCATAACATCAATAAATTCATTTAATTCATTGCCGTCAATAACTTCTAATGCTAACTGCAAGTTGAATGCTAGGAAATCAGATAATTCATCTAATTGAGTATCTAAATCTTTTCCAGGAGTCTTTTTCCAATTCTTAAAAAATTCAAGAGTGTTTACCCACTCAACATATTCAATTATCATACTTGCTACTGTGTCATTTAAATTTTTAGTCGGTATTCTATCGTCAAATTCCTTTTGTATTTTTAGTAACTCTTGTAATTGATCTACTGTTAATGTATTAGTCATTGTTTGCGTCCTCCTCATTCTCTATAATCGTCATAAATCTCTAAAATAGGTAAGTTATATTCTTTGCTGTGGAAAACAATCACGTCATCTTGCTTACTTAGTTCGACCAAGTCATTCAGGCTATCAACATCTAAGCACCACGCTTCTTTAAGGAACGTTCTCTCTATGTTGCCATCCTTATTTACCTTATGATTTGACCCCTTATCGGTAAACGCTTCATCAAATTTTGTGTCATAATGTTTAAACGAGGGAAAAGTTCTAATGTCTCTATATTCAACTTGCTTTTTGTATGCATTTACTAAAGGTTTATCCTCTGACCACAAACTTGATCGCCGTATGATAAATTCCATTTACTCGTCCTCCAATATTCTGTTCAACTCATCTTGCAACTTATCGTAGTAAGGATTGTCCGACCATGCTTTTTTGTGGTGTAAGTGAGCGTTGAACAGGTCAACCACATCATCTAACTTTCGCTTTAGTTCATCGCGTTGTTTTGAGCACTTAATTAGTTCGTTATGCCAATATTTGCTTTGCTCTTTATAGTATTCTTTTGAACCGTGTTCCATTACTTAATCAGCTCCCCGTCACGCCAGATTAACGTTAGCGTCCCATCATCGTTTATAATATATAATGTTTTAGTAGTAATATTTTCTTCAAGGTCAGATTGTCCTAGTAGGCTTTTTATAGTACTTCTCTTTTGAGGTAAAAAAACTAATTCTCCTTCAAACTCATACACTTCTAATAACAAAGGAATAACCGTTCTCTCCGTGATTTCTTCTTCTGCTTCGACGGTGAAAGTGTCATAATGAAAGATGGGTTCCAAGGTATTGAACGAGACGTCGCTATAAAACTTCACTTTCCTTCCATAATTTGATGTGAAAGTTTCACCTTTCACATTATTCTCTCGAGCCCATTGAATTAACTGATGTAGGTTCATTTCCTTCTTAACTTTAATTTTCATCATCGTTCCTCCCCAAAGCTTTCTCTCCAGTTGCATACAGAAGCAATGTGTACATTACATCTTGTAAATTATCCAATATTTCACCATCTTCATCGATATAACTTTCGAATTCTCGATACTCTGTTGAATTGCTCCCCTTAAAAGTAGCGCCAAAACCATTTTTAATACATTGAAATTTAAAGTCATATCCTGCATAATTTACGTGACATTCCAATTCGTCATTCTCATTTTTATAGATTTTAATCATCATCGTTCCTCCTCTAAAATTTCGATAACTCTTTCCGCTGTTAAATAACCTTGCACATTGTCGACAATTCCGTCTGTAATGTCTGCCATTTCATATAGTTCTTGCTCACACTCATTACCGTGCGAAAATTTATGTCGAACCACACTTAGCTTTCTGCCTGTTCCTGTGCTAAAAATGTATTGAATACCTCCGAACACTTCTTTGTATTCGATAAATTCATCACGTTCTAAAAACGCTACTTCTAGTTTCATCTCATACACTCCTTATTTCGTTTTACATCGCGTCTGTCTACTAACATCGTTACGCGATTGTGACTGACGTTAACCACAAAATCACGTACACCACGTTTGCGTAATTCTCGTTGTAGTTCTGTCGGTGATTTACCTGCTGTATCAGTGCGATAGCGTTGTCTTACACTGTTAGATAAAATCATTTATCACACCTCAAAAACACTTAACTATTTAGATTCTTCAAAATGCAATTCGTGTTTTTTAAGATAGTCATAAAATTCTTGCTTATTATCAAACTCTAATTTCAATCTTGTGAATTTAGTTTTGAAATGGCCATGCAGCAAATACAATCCATTTACAATGTGCATGTGCGCTACTTTACGCCCGTCTTGATATAAATAACGCTTTGTACCAAAGTATTGTTTTAAGTAAGATTTTGCTTGTGGCTTGTCTGTCATTCTTTATACTCCATCTCTTTGTTATCCCAAAATTTGATAGCAAAATTTATACTCTCTTTTGCTTTCTTCAAATCTTTAATTCCATTTTTGAAAGGTGCTCTAATGATGTATTTGATCGCGTTATAAATTTGTGCTGAAACAATCGATTGTTTGTATCTTTTTACAATCATGTTTATAACCTTGATGGCTTCAGTACCATTTTCAAACATATAGTGATGAGGTCTCTTTACCTCTGAATGCGTTGCAATCTTTGTGTTGCTTGAAATCGGGTACCACTCTGTATCACTGTTAACCTCGCCGAATGTCCCATCTTTAAATACGATAGTCGCAAATTGAAAGTCTTTATCAACCTCTACAACTTTCGCAGTTTCAAAAATAGGTTCGTAAATCCATTTTTCATCGTCTGTGTCTCTAAGTCGTTGTGAGCTAACCATAACGCTCACCTCATCGTTTATTTTCAAATCTTTAATTTTCATGTCGTTTCCTCCTCATGTATGGTTTAGTATTGACAATTTCCTCAATACTCCAGTAATTTTTGTACCTGCTCAATGCGATGCTAGGTGTGATACCTTTGTGTATCATTTTTGCTTTTTGTGATTTTGTTAGTCCGATAAAGTCAATATCTTTCCACGTCACGACCATGTCACCTTGCTTTTTAAATAGTTGTAGTAGTCGCTAGGATTTACCGATTGCGGGTACTTTTCAAGATGCGATTTATCAACGCGACTTTCTAAGAAACGTTGATACGCATCTTCTGGGGTCGTAATAGACTCGAGCTTCAAAATCGCTTTTTCTTCGTCCTCTACAATTTTTAAACGCTTTTTTATTGGTGGTTTTGTGATTGCTCTTTCTCGCGACCAACCTAACCGTTTAATACGGTTCCAAGCACACCCTTTTGTAACACCATTTCGTTCCATGATTTTCGTTTCTTCACTGCTAAATGCTTTAGTTTCAGTCACACTTACCACCTCCTTAAAAATCCAGTAGCTCAGTTAAATCTATTTGACCTAACTCTTCAAAGCTCAAAAGATTGAAGGTACTTTTGAACTCCTCAATATCATCAGTAGTCCGATTGATATGCGCTAGTTGCGTATTGTCTAATCCTTTAACATGATATTGACCATCAATGTTTCTACTCACGATTACAATAGGCTCTTTGTTAGCGTTGTAAAGGTTGTACATCTTGTTCATCGTCGTTCAGCTCCTCTATAATCAGTACAGTGCGTGCTGTACTGTCCCATTTTTTGAATGTTCTGATATCAGAAATCAATACATCGTCCGTCCACAGTTTGTTATTTCCTGCATCGAGTATTGTTTTTAGTAAGTTGTCAATATCCGGTTTAATACTGTGCGGCTGCCCGATATGTGATTCCTTTTTGTGCTTCGGCCACGACTTGCTAGGCTTAAAGTAAAATTCAACTGTTAATCGTATAGGCTTGTCTATCAACAAAGTAGGTAATTGATCAGCTACAAACTTCTTATGTTTCACATATGGCGCAGGCATGTAAGTATGCCCACCTCCTGTGAATCTAGGACGTGATGACCCTTTAGGATTACCTAAGTTCCTGTCGCCCTCTTTGTAAAAGATTTCTATTTTATTTTCCGCCACTTAATCCACCTCTAATATCGTCATATCTTGACGTGTGTTGCGTTCAATTCTCTTTTGGATAAATAGGTCATACAACCTTTTATCGTCGCCCTGTGCCCATTCAATCATTTTCTGAGCATAGACATCTGAACACTCAAGATTTTCTTTCAAAAATTCTTTTGTGATTTTTGTAATTACCATGCGTCACGCTCCCTGTAATCATCACCGATTACTTTTACAGTTCTGGCGTTATGCTTCATTCTCGAATTAATACGTTGCCAGTTCATGTTTTGGTTTAACTCTTTGTTGCTAAAGTTAGTGGTAAATATATTGTTTTTACCTACGCGATTATCCACAATGCTAAAAAGCTTATTAAGTGTATGTTCTGTGTTCTCGACACCCATGTCATCTAATACAAGTAAGTCAATGCTGCTTAATAAACTTACAAGCTCGTCTGTCGTTTCAACTGCATTTTTGTTGTAGGTCGCTTTGATACGATCCATCAACATTGGTATATGCATAAATGCGACTGAGTAACCTTTATTTTTAATGGCTTTAGCTATTGCGTAGGCTAGGTGTGATTTACCGGTACCATATGAACCTTGCAAAATTAGCGATTTAGGTTGTTCAGTTGAAAATGTTTGTACATACTCAATTGCAGTTTGCTTCGCCTGCGCTTGATTGTCGTTCTGTGGTTTGTAGTTATTGACTGTTGCACTTTTCAAAGAGTAATTAACGTTTGATTGATTGAATATGTTGTTTATTGCTCGTTGCTTGCGTTTCTTCTCTGCTTCTTTGCCTGCTTCAATCATTGCGCAGTCACAACCATGTTTAAATTCTTGTCCATTGCTAAACTTGTAATAGTCATAAGTGTTACCGCAACTTTCACATTTAAGATTGTGCTTTTCTTCCACAATTTTGTTATTAGGTTTGATATTACGTGCTAGACTTCCCATTGATTGCATTTAATCACTCCTAATCCCAATAGCTTTCATCATATTTCATTCTTTCTAGTTGATCCATGCCACTCGGTTGCAACCCTTGATTAAGGTAACCCTCAAACTTAGTACCAAATAACGTTTCAGGACGTAGGTACTTTTCCATATCTGTGCCTTTCCATTCCGATACTTTGTTATCAATTACTTTTCTAAAATCATCTTCTTCAAAACCCTCGTTCCATCTAGCCTTAATAACTTTTTGTGTTTTATTAGTTGTGTGTTTAAAGTTTTTAGCGGTTTTTTGGTTAAGGTAATCGATAATAGATTTGTAATGTGGTTGGTGCATAGTCGGGTCGCCCGACAATATATTACTGTTATTATTAGTTAAATCATTATTAGTACTATCATTATTAGTACTATTATTATTAGTAGTATGCGATTTACCATTAACGGTTTTTCCATTGTTGGTTTTACCGTTAACGGTTTTTCCAACGTTGGAAAATCGAATGTGGTGTGGTTGTTCATATACCAAATACTCATAGCCATTTAACCTACCACTTTCATCACGTTTTCTATTACGTTGAATATATCCAATTTCTTCCAATTCCTTGATTCCGCTTTTTAAGCCGCTAAGTCCATCGGTTGAATGTTGCTCTAGTTCTGTTTCGTAAATTTGCCAGTCATCAGGTCGACTTAACAAATAAAGTAAAATGCCTTTAGCTTTCCAACTTATATTAGAATTATGTATAAAATCTTTGTGTACTGTCACAAAGTTACCGGATTCTTTGTAGACTCTAAATGTAGCCATTACGTTTTTTCTCCTTTCAACATTTTGTTCAATCTCTCGTCAACTTTTATCCAACTGTCCTCGAGATGATATTTTTTATCAAACGACTTTACACCTATATTGTGTTGCTCGTTATGATGTTCGCGACATAAAGCTAGTACGTGTTTGTCATAGTGATTAATCTTTTTACGATTAAATCCGCGTCCAACCGCTTCGTAATGCGCTAAATCGCTGTGTGGTTTACCGCATATCACGCAGTTCCGGTTAACGGTAGCCCAGTACAAGAATGCTTTGTCGTTTGTGAGTAGGTCGCTTGTCTTGTAGTTTAAGGGCACGTTGTTGTGAAACACCCAGTCAAGTATGACCTCAATCACTTGATTCGCTTGTGTTCTGCTGCAATTACTAAGTGATAATCTGTCATATCCCTCGACGAATGACACATAATCCATAAACATGTATCGCATGTATTCACGTGGTTGACCTGTGTATTCTTCTATGTCGTTACACAAGGCGAATATCTTACGACGTTGTTTGTCTGTTATTGCGTATGGATCAACGGGCGTGACCTCGACTTCTACATCAAGCCCGTTATCCAAAATGAGTAAATCTTTATTTGATAGCTCTACATTGCGTATCACAACGCTGTATAATCCGTTTTCTTGTTTTTGGTGCTTATCTATCCATTGCATGCTATCGCCTCGCTATGTTGCTTAAAAGGGCATATCGTCATCATCGATATCAATCGGACCGTTTGCGATAGCGAAAGGATTATCTTGCGCAGGTGCTTGACCTCTTTGTTGCTGCGGTTGATTGTTAGACTGATTGTTACTTTTAGGCTCTAAAAACTGCACGCTATCACAAATTACTTCTGTTACATACACACGTCGCCCCTCTTGATTTTCGTAACTACGTGATTGTAGGCGACCATCAACACCGGCTAAACTACCTTTACTTAAATAGTTTTTGACATTTTCTGCTTGTTTTTTGAATACAACACAGTTGATAAAGTCCGCTTGTTGTTCACCGTCTTTAGATTTAAAATTTCTATTTACTGCTAATGTAAATGTCGCAACCTCTACACCTGACGGCGTTGTTCTGAAATCAGGGTCTTTTGTTAATCGACCAACCAATACAGTTCTGTTTAACATTATTCATTCTCCTTCGCTTGTTTAGTCCAATTGTCTAACTTTTTGATGAGTGCACTAATTTGTGCATTAGTTAACGCTTGAATATCGCTAATACCTAATTGATTTTGAACGTCATCAATTGTCACTTGCTTGCCTAACGATTGCATCAATTCGCTAAATTTGAGCATCTCTTCTTTCAATGTCCCAATCGCTTTTGCATCAGGCTTTGTATATTGCTCCTTCTTTTGTTTAGCATCTGCATCGTCTTCGTCCGTAGGGATATTGAAGAATTTCATTAAGAAATAACGTTCAGAATAAGTTAATGCAGTCCCTAGCGCTTTGGCAGGGTCATCTTGTTGACCGATTGCGAAAAACGGGAGCTCTAATTGTTCTTCCGGTTTATCCGCATTGATCCATGTATAAATCAATTTAACTTTTACTGTATATTCGGTTGTGGTTACTTGTTTTTTGTACTTAGGACTGTATCTTGTTACGTCCTCGACTGAATATGTCTCTTCTAATGTTTTTGGTACAAGCAATAGATTATGTTCAATCATTTTCGAACGAATACGATGCAACACTTGTGAACCGCTAACGTAAGTGTAGTTGTATCCTTTAGTATCTTTGGTAAAGCCATCAATATTTGCTTTAACGTCTGCAATCTTTTGATATAGATTTAGTTCTGCCATCATCTCACCCTCAAGCTTCTAGTTTGCTTCACTTCGACACCTTTGATGTCAGCACCATTCTTGATGTCTTTGAGCAAGTCTTTTTTGTTTAATTTCGGTGCTTGCGATACCCAGTATTCTTTCGGTATCAATGATTCTTCGGTAACGTCTAAGCTCGGCGGATTGTTTGCGATACTGTAACTATTCAATGCTGTTTTGAATTTCTCTTTACCTGTCGATTCCATAGCAAACTGTAATGATTCTTTAAGCCTGCTGATTCCGTTTTGGTTTGATGTCTTACGTTGACGCAGGCGTTTGATTTCTTCATCAATAGCGACGTTGTCAGCTTCCAGTGTTTTGATTACAGCTACATATCCGTCCGCTTTGTCCTCTAAAGCGTCATTGATGCTTTGTAACGTATCGATTAAAGCTGATTCTTCGCCCTGTTCAGCGATGAGGTCATAAACTTGTTGATAGGCATCTTTAAGATTAAATAGTGTCGTCATCGAGTAACTCCTCCCTTAAAATAACTTTTTTAATTTTAGTGACTAGACTTTCGATTCTTTCATCACTTTGCCAGTCATAAATAAAAAGCGTTTTATTGTTGTAAGGGTATTTTTCGTCGAAGTGAGTGAAATGGACAGAAAAACTACCAGCACTCGATCGGCAAAATTGAACGAAGGCGTGTACTTCTGAAAGTGCAAGATAAAGATTCAATTTATTTGCAATACTTAACATTTTTTCTTTTTCCATGTTTATTCCTCCTAGTTTTTTATGAGTTGTGCCATGATTTTGTCTAGCTCATCTGTTTCGTTTTCGATAAAGTCGTAAATGGCTGCGTTAATAACTTCTTGTGCGATGTCTACATCTGAGACATCGTATACTTTCGTTTCTGCGATGATTTTGTATGTCATGTCAGTAACTTCAATCAAGATATAATCATCTTCTCTTGTTACGTGTTTACGGAATTTGAAGCCTTCAACTTCGATGATTCCTGAAAATTCTTCTCCGTTCGGAAAATACATTTGCTTATCCTCCTGTTTCGTTGTATATTGAGGATAGATATTTATGCGAAATTACTATCCTCGACTGTTTGCTAGTTGCAGCTAGCACTCAGTCTTTTTTAATGCTTCGTACACATACTTAGTTAAGTTATACGTCACCGCTTCTGCAATGATGACAACGAATAATAGTGTAGTGAAGTATACGTCTGCAAAAGCGAGTATTGTTGTTAGTACGATGGCTACAGCAACAGTGTTGAAAATTGCTAATGCGTGTTTGATGTTGATCACCTCCTTACATATATTTGAGACGCTCGATTTCTTTGAAATTATCTTCAAGCCAGTTTTTCATTTTACTACCAACAAAAATGTATTCATCATTGTTGTTGATAGGATAGTGCGAGAATTCTTCAATTTCCTTTTTAAATTTAGGAATATTTAAGATGTTATCTTTAATCCACTTTCTGCCTCTCCCGACCTCTTCTATAAGGTCGTCCATGTACCAAAATGTTTTAGTTGTCATGTTAGCTAGCTCCTTATTTTTTTGTTGTGCTATACTTTTCTTATCTCCTATTGAAAGGAGGTGAGAAGTATGAAAGTTTTAGTTACTTTGAAAGACGGTTCTAAAAAACATGTTACTGATTTAAAGAAAATCGTCTATCCGGGATATGAAAGGGTTGAAACTGTTACTAAAGATGAGATTGAAACATTTTTTCTAGATCCTACAAGAGCTTATGTGTTTGTTGGCGCTCAAACTCTAAGTGTAGAAGCTGGGCAAATTCTCACGGTAGAATTTAGTTAACCTTTTTCAACAACTCTGCAACTGCTCGTAACAGTTCAGGGTTGTTGTTTCTTTCTAAACAGTGGTTAGCATGCTTTAGTAATTTGAGTTTTAATTTATTCTTTTCTCTTCTAATTTGTAGTAGTTTTAACATTATTTGGTCCTCCTTTAATTTGGTTGTTCGATTGTGGGTTATTCTTCGTCTAAATCAAAGTGTTGTTCGATTTGGTCAATCGCCCACTCAATCATTGATTCAAGGTGTCGCTCTCTGTCGACTTCGTAATTGCGTTCAATCTTGCCCGCATACGTCACAGCAAGAGTATCTTTGTGTGTATATGTTTGACTTTTGTTTTCTTTAACTGCATGAAGTGTTAATACAATATCGTTTAATTTTGCTTTTTGTTCTGGTGTCATTGGTTTGCCTCCTCTACTAATCCTGGAATGTTCCAGCTAGCTTTATCTTCAAGTTCGTGTAGTTTGAAATCTTTGAATGCAATCATCTTTAAGAATTGCTTAGTACGTTCATAATCCACTTTCTGAATAGCTGTATAACGCGGCACATTGAAATACTCTTTTAGACGTGTCCACATTGCACGAATGAATTGGCCTTTCTTTTTCTTAAACAATTCACTCTGGTAACGCTTTTCTACTGGAATACCATTTTTGTAATACTCACGTGTAAACTCATTTGATTTTGATTGAACAATTGATTGTAATTCTTTTTGTTGTTCATAAGTGATAGGCACTTCTTTTTTTATTTCTTCAACCATTTCTTCAACGTAAGACACTCTGTTTTCAACACGATCTTCCATGTCTAACATTCTTTCGATAATTTGTTCTAACTGTTGCCCTTGCTCATTTGTTTGTCTAATATGATTTTGTAAAAAGATTAATTCATCTTTGCGTTTTGCCATTTTGTTTTCCTCCTAATTTACGACGATTCTTCCGTTTAACATTGCTTCTAAGTTACTAGTAAACTCTTTTAATAACGCTATATTTTCTTGTAGTCTTTCTTTCGACTTCGGATTTGCTTTGATGACTGTATCTAGTCTGTATGTCTCAACCGAATTTTCTTTGATGAAGTTTTGAATACTGATTGCTATCTTGTGTGCATTGATACTTGATTCACGCTCTAACCTAGTTAATTCTTTTTCTTCATACGCTTGGTTAGGGTCGCTGAAGCTATTTCTATATCGTTGTAGTTCATCTCGAAGTTCATTAGCGTTGTTACTCTCTCGCTCGAACTTTTGTTTGAATTGTTCGAGTTGTCGTTTAACATCATCTGGCACAACTTCTTTAACAACTTCTCGCTCAATCACCTCTGGCTCCCTATTCTCCGCCTCTTCAAGTTGTTTCAGCGCGATTGATTCCGAACGTTGAGCCTGTTCCACTTGTGATTGGAGTTGGGCGTTTTGTTCATCTCGTTGTTTGAGTTGTTTTTTTAACTCACGTAATTCTCGAACTGTCATCTCATCTGGTGTCTTAGTTTCTCCATTTGATGTTGTGTGTTCTTTGGTGCGTTCCGGTTCGGGTAATGTTGCGATTTCATATAAAGAGTTAAAAGGTAAACTAGTCGACGTCGACTTGTTATTAAATTCTTCAAACACTTTGATGTGTTTGTTAGCATAGTCAACACTCATGTTTATTTGCTTACACCATTCTTTCCAACGTCCATGTGCTAGGTCATTTTCTTTTACATGTTTCAATCTTCTGCCAATCTCGAAAATAGATTGTCCTGCAAAATTTTGATAACTCTTTATTTCTGTTTCTATTGTTGTTAAGTCGTTGCTAAGTTGTAATTCGTTCAATCGTACATGCTCCTTTCTGTTAAAATATTGTTATCAACCTAAGGAGGTGAATAACTATGCTTACTAACGAAGCAAATTTTGTTTTGCATCATTTTTATAAAATATATAAAGACCGTTTAGATGAAGGGTATTCTGAAGAAATGGCTCGTTATTTTTATGATGATGAACAAGTGCATCATGATTACTTTTTAGGTTTTAATTTTGACGACTTTGTGACTTACACAAAAGAGCTTTCTTCAAATGAATACGTTACACTTGGATATGGCGATGGTGGGTTCGCTGAACTAATAATCAATCCAAAATTAATTATTGAAATGGAAAATTTATATAAAAATAATGCTAAAAAATTCATAAACGCTTTAATAGATTTAAAAAAACTAGTAGGAGCTTAATTCCTCTCCTGTCACAAACCATTCATCAGATACTAAGTCCTCTGCCAACGGTTGCCATCTTTGCTTATAGGACTTCTTATCTGGAATGGTATACAGCATACCGTGATGCGAGTCGTTTGTAGGCAAGATTTCGCCTCTTAACCCTTTATTTCTTAAATCTTTTCTATAAATAGATTTGCCTTTTTCTAAAGCTAACTTTGTTGCCTCTTGAATATTCATAGTGTCCTCCTTTAAGTTGCGACTTTTTCTTTTTCTATTCGAAATCTTCAATAGTCAGCTTTGATAAACGCTTTGTGTATTGATGTTTATACATAGTTTTGAAATGTTTATAAATATCAACAGCTTCTTCGTATTCACGTTCACTCAAATCAGAATTTCTTGTAACACCAAAAACTGCTAAAGTTAATTTTCTGATAAAGTCATGTATGTGATCGTCATTTACTTTTCCGTTAAAATATTCATTGCCTCCAAATGGATACTTCCGTAAAGCTAAAGGTTTGTAGTGGCGTCCTCTAAATGGTGTTTTTATAAACTTTGTAAAACTAAAGTCTTCATTGATATTTGCAATATCAACTTCATCAAGTCTTACTTCACTAAAAATCGAAAATTGTTTTATTGGTTTCTTACCTAAAGCCTGCCTAACTTCCTTTGCTACAATTTCTTTTAATTCTTCTTTGGTTAATGTGATTTGTTCCATAGTGTTCCTCCTTGTTTTAAAACTCGTTACGGTTTAACCGTTATTATTGGTCAAAAAAATAATATCGTTATACGTGACATCAAACGCTTTTTCAATCTTTTGAAGTTGTGGTACATTCGGGAACGTTTTCGCTTTTTCCCAGTTGTGCCACACATCTCCAGAAACCCCGACCCTTTTACCTGCTTCTGACTGGGTCAAATCATATTTAGCACGTAACATCTTCAGTGTATACGGTTCTCTTTCTACTTTTACGCTCATTTTTCCACCTCGTTTCTTAAGAACTGACTAAAGTATATTACGGTTAAATCGTAATGTCAACACTTAAACCGTATTTTTTATTTTTTTGTTGTATAATTTACGGAAAAGCCGTATAATAAGGTTAAGCTATTAGATGAAAGGAGTGGTAAACATGTTAGGTAATAAAGAAGTAATGTCTAAAAATATTCGACGTTTGATGAAGGAAAATAACGTTGACAGAAAGCAATTATCAACAGATTTGAAAGTGAAATATACAACTTTATCCGATTGGATTAATGCTAAAACTTACCCAAGAATAGATAAAATCGAGCTATTAGCAAATTACTTTAATGTGAATAAATCAGATTTAGTCGAGGATAAAACCAAACCTCAAATCGACACATTACCTGTCACAGCAATTCCAGTTGTAGCAAAAATAAGTGCTGGATTACCTATCTACACAGAAGAAAATATAATCGAATATACATACATACCTTCTCAAATGACTAAAGGTGGAAAAGAGTTGTTCGGATTAAAAGTTTCTGGCGATTCAATGGACAAAGAATTTCGTGAAGGAGATGTGGTAGTAGTAGAAAAAGATTCTGTGGTAGAAAATGGTCAAATTGGTGTAGTAAACGTCAATGGATATAACGCAACTGTAAAACGAATTAGATACAACGAAGATAAAATTGTTTTATTACCTGAATCTAACAATAGCGACCATTTACCACAAGTTTATACAAATGACGATGAAATTAAAGTCGTTGGTAAAGTTGTTTCAAGCATGAAATTTTATTAACAAGGCGCCCTCTTGGCGCTTTATATAAAGACTATTTTTAAGGAGTGCAATATATGAAAAGATTAATGTTTTTATTGTTCACTAGTTTATTAGTTTTATCAGCATGTGGAAATGAAAAGGAAGAACCTAAAAAAGAGAATCAAGCGAAAGAAAAGAAAGTTGATAAAGATAAGGAGAACAGAAAGAAAAAAGATAAAGAAAATCAAGATAAAGAAGTCGCAAAACAACCGCAGCAACAATCAGACGAACTACCTAAATCACAAGAGCAAACAGTTGAGCAACCCCAACAACCACAAAATAATAATGGGTATCAACAGCCAGAACAACAAGCATCTCAAAATTACGTTCCTCAGCAAAATACCCAAGTTCAAGAAAACGAAAAACAAAAAGTTGATTTAAATAGTATGCCTCCCACTGATTTTAGTACTGAAGGGATGTCTGAACAGGCTCAAAGAGAAATTGAGGAACTTACTATACAAAAAGATTTTCATGGCCTACCACAAGTAGAATACAATGATAGAGTTTCTGAAATTATAAACAATGATAATCAATAATAAGGGTAGCACATCTACCCTTTTAAATTGGATTGGAGGAAATTTAATGGATAAAGATAATAAAAAGCAAAATACACCACCAAAACAGTCCGATAGGGCTGGAGCTGGTGGTGGTAACTTTGAAAAGCGAAGTAACGAGCCATTAAAGAAAAATTATAGAAATCACAATCAAGAACACATTTTGCCATCCGAAAGTCGATTGGAGCAAATGTTTGGAGATGATTACAAGAAAGATAGAAAGTGACTACTTTTTAAAAGCATATATTTTATAGAAGTTGCTAGAATTCGATTTATGATAAACATAATACTTTTGAGATTGATTTAACACTTTATTATCAAATTTTTTAGTAGTAGAAATTACAAAACTAACATCTTGATTTTCATCTATTTGATGATGTTTTAGTAATCCGTACATTGATGGTACATTAACATATTCATCTTTATAACATTCTATATAATAAACATAGTCTTCCACAGATAAAATATTATCTATCGAATGTTGAAAAGTTAAAGGATTTAAATTCATGCTTTTTCTGGAGCTATTCATCATTACTCTAAAAAACTTAATCGCTTTAACATAGATGAATTTATTTAAAACGCAAATTATAACTAAAGATGCAATTATTAACGCCAAAATAATCGAAATTATTTCATTAGAAACCCATATTGATATAACTGATTTTATTAATATGAAAACGCCAATACTAATCAATGAAAACATTATAGAAAACATCTTTTTAGTTTCTAACTTTTCAGTATCGAACAATGCTAAATAATCTAAATAAATATAAGTAAATAACCCTGCAACACCTGAACTACACAATAATAAAATTATTTCCAAATCTTCACCTACTTTTTCTTTAATTATAACATGTATTTATCAATATATTAATTACTAATAACCAATATTTATAATTCACGGTACCTTCCACGTACCCTTATTATTTTTTATATTTTTGAGGAGTGGTGTAAATGAGTGTTAGAAAATATGGGAATAAGTGGTATTACGATTTCGGCCATGAAGGTAAACGATATAAAAAGAAAGGTTTTAAAACCAAACGTGAAGCCACTGAGGCTGAAACAAAAGCTAAAAATGATTTATTAGATGGACTTATCATCAACAACGAAATAACTCTTTACGATTATTTCAAAGAATGGTCAGAAACTTATATACTTCCGAATGTTACCACCAAAACATATGACTCATATAAAACCATTCAAAAGCATTTAAATGAACACGAAATAGGATTGTTTAAGTTAAATTCCATTACAAAAACCAAGTATCAAAAGTTCATTAATGACTTTTCCAAAACTCATTCTAAAGAAACTATTCGTAAATTAAATGGTAAAATAAAAACTTCTATAGACGACGCTGTCCATGAAGGGTTGTTAAAAAAGAACTTTGCTTATAAAATAAATTACACTGGTTGCATACCCGAAAAGAAAGAAGATGATAAGTTTATATCATTGAATGATTTCAAAAATTTAAAGAGCGAATTAAAAAAACAAGGTAGCAAATCATCAATGGTATTATTTATTATGGTAGCGACTGGATGTCGTATAAGTGGTGCTATAAATTTAAAGTATGACTTCATCAACTTCAAAAATAATACTATCTTTATCGATGAACAAAAAACTGATACATCAGCAAGAACTGTTGAAATAGCTCACGAGGACATGAAGTATATAATGCATTGGATAAATAAAAAACCAAAAAATATATCAGGGAGGGTGTTTGATAAGATTACTATTAATGCGGTCAACAAATCTTTGAATAACACATGTGAAAAGTTAGGAATTAAAAAAATAACATCACACGCGATCAGACACACACATTGTTCCTTTTTATTGTCTAAAGGCGTATCAATACAATATATATCCAAAAGGTTAGGACACAAAAATATTAAAGTCACTCTTGAAGTTTACTCCCATTTGTTAGAAGAGAGCTTCGAGGAAGAAAACAAAAAAGCCGTATCATTATTAAACGTAATTTAGGCAGAACGTCCCCGAAACGTCCCAAGAATGCTGTAAACACCGTGTTTTCAAGGTTTTTGTTATCCCTCCCAGGACGCTAATTAATCCCTCTAACGCTTGTTGTTAGAGGGATTTCGTTTTTTACATGTCAAATACGTGTCAATTGTTTAACCCCACCTATTGCAGGCAGGGTTAATTTATTCATTTTCTTTTTCTAGTTGTTTTTGGTATTCATATAATGCTTTAATCGTTCTAAATCGCGCATCTTCAATTTTCGATTTGCCATTTTTTAAATCTGTAACTGTTTGTCTTTGTATTCCAGAATTTTTAGAAATACTATATGGCGTATTATTTGCCAACAATATTTCAATAGTTTTAGTGATTTCGCTTATTTTGTCCATTGGGACCACCTTTTATAATATTTAGTAATACTAATGTGACGACTAAAGCGATAACACTATCGCTTATATCATTTCCTAAAATAACATTAAGCCAAATGATTAAAATTAAGATAACGTAAATTGTTTTCATAATAGTTTAGTGTTAGAATTAAGGTAGACAAGCCCTTTCGGGCGTTGTCTTACTTGCTATCGTCTTTTATCAGTGTTTTTACAATTGCCAATGTGGACACTGCATAAAAGACGATTTCTGCTATTGCCTTAATCGTTTCTAACACTTTTCTTCCTCCTCTCAACTGGTATACCTTATTATAGAACGGCTTGCCGTACTAAACACCCCCTTTCGTTAACTTTTTTTAATTTTTACATAAAAAATACCACACCGGTTAGGGTGTGGTGAGTTATTACTTAAACATTCAAGTACGTATTCAATACTTGTAACGTTTGGTTTTTCTCATATTAATAATAGTGAAAAATTTTACTCAGCTGAAAAATAATTTCTCCTAATATTACTAACATTACTCTATAATATAATCTATATATTTTTTTAAATATTTTAATGTTTTAAATATAAGATACAAAGAAATATAGAACAATGTGTAAACGAAGAAATATCCAATGAAATTTAGCACTTTTATACACTCTTCATTATTAATTAGAGATATGTTAATTAATATGTTGTTGTTGATAAAACCTATCATTATTACAAATAAATTTATAGATATAGACAAAATTAAAGTAGACGATAATTGTTGACATATTTTTCTCTTAACTCTTTCTGATAAAGTGTGCAATACATTTTTTTTAAATTTTGAAAAACTATCTGCTAAGAAAACAAGAGCTGTTATAGTAAAACCAATTGTTATAGAAAAAAAATCAATAAAAAACTCAAATGTTTGTTTCATTAATTCTTTTAAATTTACATTCAAATAATTTGTAATTAAAGTAAAAATAAAAACTATAATTATACAAGTTACAAACCCAGAAGCTATTTCCTTCTTTTTTAAGCATAATGCTTGTCTATTTTCTATATTAAAAGCTTCTTTAATCAAGTTTTTATAATATAAATATCCTTTTTTTAAGTTCAATTCACTCACTTCCGTTTTTTATATCATTTAAAATTTTAATTAAGTTTTTCACAATTACCTTTTTCTTATTGATTATTTTTAAATTCTTTCCACCATCCGCCAATTTCTTAATTTCATTTTGTAACGATTCATTTGAGTAATTCAAGCTTAGTTCTTGTATAGGCTTTAAATCAAATATTTTACCTTTCATAGGGTTATTTTTTTCTAACAAATCATTAATTTTATTTATTACTTCATTGATATTTATATCCGTAATGTTATCTAAAAAAATCATTTCTGTTCGCATTGAGAATTCAGGTTTTACCGTCTTGTTGCTACCATTATAGTCAGTTCCTTTAACAATATAGTCATCAAAATTTGATTTGTTGTATATACTGCCATACAACCTTTTTATTTTTTCAATAGAGTATTTATTTTTCAAATCTTTAAATATTCTAGTTTCCTTAAAATCTCTTCTGGAAAACCCATTTTTATTCATAATATCAAGATCTTCAAAATCAGGAACATCATCACTTCCGGTAGGATCGAATGAATATGAAAATTCAGTTATATTAAGTAGAGTATCTAGCTCATCAAAAAATTTCGTAGAAGGTAAAGAATCGACTACAATAGCAGGTCTTCTATATATCTTGTAATTATTTTTTTCATTTAATTTATTCCATTCATCTATATAAGGAATTAAAACCCCTCTAAAAGTATCAATAAAAGTATTTATAGTTGCTTTATTTAATATAGTATTATAATCTTTCGTTGCATACATTAACCCATATCTTCTATTTATTATCAAATACACCGTTTCTGTAACTGATTCATTATGCTTTAAAAAATTTTCGCTTGTATTTTCAATATTATCTTTTATTGGCTTTTCGGAACCATATTTATCAGTTTCAAATTCTACAATTGAATACTGATTATTTAGAACCTTATAATCTTTAAAGGTAATTTTGCAATTATCTTCAATGTGACTTAAAGTTACATCAATATAAGCTTCCTCAACTAGCTGCATAGCATAAAAAAATTGATCAACTATATTAATTTCAAAATGAGTATTATCTATGCGTTTATTTTTTTCATCAATATCCTTATAATGATAGTATTTCGGTGTTCTAATACAATAAACTTTTAATGTATATCTTTTCATTCCCCTATCCTCTTTCTGTGTGTAGTAATGTAATTATACAATACATCTGACACAACAAAAATAGAAAATATAAAAAAACGCAATCAACATCGGGGAAAGACGTTGATTGCTACTACACACATTCATTATATAACATGAATAAAGGTAACTCAAATAATTATAATTGTTTTTAAGTTGCGTCTAAAAATACAAAAAAACAGGGCAGTCGTAATGACCGCCCTTAAACTTAAAATAACCATTAAATTTTATTTGCTTATTTCGAATACTTCTATTTTATCTTTAGTAGGATCAAACACAGATGATTGATTAGATGGTACTTGACCTGCTTTTCCTGCACCTTCTATTGTTGACCCATCTGATTTTATAACTTTGAGGTTAAAGTTATAATCACCTGTTAAACCTTGTTCGTCTAATTTTTTCTTAATTTCATCAGATAAATCTTTAGGGGTAAGTGTATTTCGGCTAAAAGTATCTGTAAAGTCTAGCTCCTTATCATCCACTTTTTTCTTGAAGTGTTCGCTATTAGGATTATCTTGTTGTGCTTTAACCTCTTGATTTAGTCCAGGAACGTTTCCAAATGTTGCTGCGCCAGTAATGCCTGTTAAAATCATACCTGCTGTTGCTAATTTAGCTACTAAACCTAGTTTCATGATGTAATGCACTCCATTTCTTTAGTTGTATTTTTAAACCAAAAACGTCTTACATCTAGATGCAATTACATTATACACTCAATAGATGAGGAATATCAACTACTTTTTATAAAAAAATTAAAGTTTTTTTTACTTTTTTTATATTATGTCATCCATTTTTTAATCTTTGTATTTTCACTATCTGTTTAATTGTTCCCCATAAATCGCCTAAGCCTTGATTTGGTGGTGCTACACTATCCCATGTTCGTATAGGCAAGTAGTAACGTTGCCCTCACCAGTCGTAACCAATCCATACGTGACCGTCTTGCAACATCACTTCGTCATACTCACACCAACCACCTGGCTGAAACATATATCCCTCAGGACGCTAATTAATCCCTCTAAAGCTTGTTGTTAGAGGGATTTCGTTTTTCACGTGTCAAATACGTGTCAATTGTTTAACCCCACCTATTGCAGGCGGGGTTAATTTATTCATTTTCTTTTTCTAGTTGTTTTTGGTAGTTGTATAGTTTTTCGGCAGTATCAAGAGAAATACCTCCCAGTTCCCTGACACCTCTTCTTAAATCGGAAATACGTGCTTGTGATATACCGGTATCTTTATAGATTTTATATCCAGATACATCACTATCTAGTAGTTTTTGAATTATCTTTTTGAAATCTGTCATGATTATCTCAACCATTCATACCATTTATATTTTTTATTGCCTATTTTTTCATACTCACCATTTCCAATATATTTAATGCCCAAATGCTTCAAATGTATAATTCTTATTATGCGGATTATTTCAGGGATTAAGACAACTAATGCTAGAATTACAATTACTGTGTATGTGTCCATATTTGCCTTACCTCCTAATTTATAGTAATACACTAATTGAAAAGGGTGCCTTGTGTTAATACAGGGCTGAAATGGAATCATTTCTTTTCTTGATTCGCGGTCAAGATAACCGAGATGCCAAAGTCTAAGTTGCTTAATAAGTGCTGGTAATCGCAATACTAAAGCGAATGCCAGCATTTTTATTATGTCATCCAT